TATTTAGACGCTATTCCTAGCAATATTCCTAAGAAATTAGCTGTAAATTGGTCTACTTCTAAGGGTCTTTTGCATTATGTACGCACAATGCGACCTGAAGCTATGCTTGAATTGGTAGGAACTGATGCTTATTCATTTAATCCCCAAGAAGATAGGTTTTGGTCGCCTTTACCCAACGATGGTTGGAAAGAAGATTGGAGCAAAACTGCAAGTCATCTAAAAGCCTGTAAAGGCCTTGTAACAGTCGATACAGGCATAGCCCATTTAGCTGGTGCTTTAGGTGTCAAAACCATTTGTATCATGCCTAAAAAAGAATTTAAATGCTGGCGTTGGAAACATGGCACTTGGTACGATTCAGTAGTGACAGTTGAAGAAGAGGAATTGGACAAAATACCTGAAATCATAAGGAGAATGTAATGCTTTGCCCTAAATGCGGATATTCCGAAGGAAATCATGTTGAACTCAAACAAACTGACGAAGAATTCTTCCTAGAATGGTGGACACCTACCATTGGTTTAGAGGCTGCCAAAGCTTCTTGGCAAGACAAAATAGCCATGAAGTCTAGGGAAGTCCCAATGGTAATGCCCGACATTCCAGGGCATATTTCTATGGCTGACGGCACATGGGTTTCTAGCCGTTCTAAGCACCGTGAGAACCTAAAGCGCAACAACTGCGTAGAAATAGGCAATGAAGTGCCTACTCAGCAAAAAACCATTGAATTTAGCCGTAAAGAGCAAGAAGCCCGTAAACGGCAGATTGCTGAAATAACTTACTCCAAACTTAACTACCAATAGGAAAACCATGTCAGATGACCGCAGAGAATTACTTGAAGCAGCCCTCGAACAAGCCGAGGATGGCACACTTGAAACCCCTGTAGAAAAGGAAATTGAAGAAAATGACGACCCAATCCAAGCCGAAAACGCCAGTCAAGAAGAAACCAGCACTCAAGAAAGCAACGACCGTGACGAAAAAGGTCGTTTCAAAAGCAGTGCCGATCAAGACAATACCACTGAAGAACCTGACTTGGTGGCAGAAGCTAGTGATGTTTCTGACCAAGAAATAAAGCAGCCTACTACTTGGAAAAAAGAGTATGTAGAGGTTTGGAACAAGATGAAAGAGGGTAAACCCTTAAATGACGCAGAATTTGCTAAATTTGCTGAATACGCCAATCAGCGTGAATCAGAATACAAAAAGGGTGTTTCTGCCTATAAAGCAGAAGCGGATAATGCAAGACAATTAACCGAAGCTATTGGCCCTTTCATTCCTGAACTACAAACACAAGGAATACACCCAGTAGCTTGGATTAATAATCTTGGTCGGGCGCACATGATTTTGACCAAAGCACCGTATGACCAAAAAGTGCAGATGTTTCATAGACTTGCACAAGATTATGGAATACAATTAAACCAAGATAGTCTACAAGCACCTCAACAGGCGTATGTAGACCCGTATCAACAGCAGTTAATGCAACAACTTCAAGCTACCCAGCAACAAGTTCAGCAACTGTCAGCGATTCGGGATCAAGAAGAAAATGCTCGATTGACCTCAGAAATCAATCGGGTAAGCAGTAACAAGGAGCGGTTTCCGCACTTTGAGATGGTAAGGGAAGATATGGCTCAATTACTTGAGCGAGGTTTAGCCCAAGACCTAGAATCGGCTTATGCCAAAGCAGTGCGTATGAATGACGAAGCGTACAAGCTAGAACAGGACAAACTCCTGAAATCGGCAAATACACAAGCGTCTAAGGCACAGCAAGTAGCTAAAGCCAAAGCAACTGCTGTTAGTCCACGATCAGCTACTCCTAGCGGTCAAGTGTCTAAGACAGATGCAAAGGATAGACGATCCTTACTGATGGCTAATTTAGCCGATGTTGAGGGTGGTCGGGTTTAACTTAATCTAATAAAGGAAATATCATGGCATTCGCAAATAGCGCAATTACCGATATTATCGCTACTACCATTCAAAGCCGTAGCGGAGTATTGGCAGATAACTTAACACAAAACAACGCAATTCTACAAAGATTGAACTCCAAAGGTAATGTACGCCCGTTTTCAGGCGGTAATGTTATTTTGGAAGAAATCATGTACAACGATCCAAATACTAATAACGCTAATTCATACAGCGGTTACGAAGTATTGAACATCACCCCTGATAGCCCTATCTCTGCGGCTCAGTACAGCATTACTCAGTATGCTGATTCTGTGACAATGAGTGGTCTAGAAATGTTGCAAAATAGCTCTAAAGAAGCAATCATCGACCTTTTAGATGGTCGTATGCAAGTTTCCGAAGCTCGCTTGCTAAACCGTATCTCTACTGACCTTTATGGTGACGGTACAGGTAACGGTGGTAAAAACATTACTGGTTTGGCTGCTGCAATTAGCACTTCACCATCAAGCGGTACTTATGGTGGTATTAACCGTGCAAACTGGGAATTTTGGCGTAACCAAGCAACAACTGGTGCTGATTCTTCTGCATTGATCCAAGCTGCAATGACTACAGCCGCTATCAAATCTGTTCGTGGAACTGATAAGACTGACCTCATTATTGCTGGTAATACTTTGTATCAGCGTTATGTAGCTTCATTGCAAGCTATTCAGCGTATTGCTGGTGTAGAAGAAGGCGCTGCTGGTTTTGCATCATTGAAGTTCTACGGTGGCGGTATGTCTGCTGATGTGGTACTAGGTGGTGGTATTGGCGCACAAGAAAACGCATTGTATATGTACTTCTTGAACACTAATTACATCTTCTTCCGCCCACATAAAGAGCGTAATTTCGTTCCTATCGGTGGCGAGCGTCAGTCCATAAATCAGGACGCGATCGTTAAGTTATATGGCTGGGCCGGCAATTTAACTACTTCCAACGCTCAATTACAAGGCGTGTTAACAGGTTCTTAATTGAATCTATTAACTCAACTTAACTTATAGAAAAGGAATTATCATGGCATATTCAACCCTACCCATCGCAGGTGTAGACCTTGTAGATACACAAACCGTAGTCGAATTGACTGCACAAGGCACTCCTGCTACTACTGGCCCATTGGGTCTGCAAACTTTTGGTAACGATGGTTTGCGTTATGTATGGGCAGTAGCAGGTGCGGCTATTACAGCCGCAACAACTACTTGTTCAGTAAACGCTTCAACTTTTGTTGCAACTGGTTCTGCTGGCACTTACTTATCACCAGCAGTCGCAATGGCTTCAGGCGACTATGGTTGGTTTAGCAAGGCTTCTGTTTGATTAGCTTAAAACGCTAAAATGTAGTAAAAACGAGGGGTTGGCTCACAAGGCTGACCCCTTTTTCCTTTAACTTTACCTAACTACTTAGGAGATTTAAAAATGGCTTTACCATCAGACGAAAACAATGCAGATTCACGCTTACAAGTACGCTTTTACAAAAAACCCGTACATCAAGAGCAAGAATCAATGGATGCAGGCAGACCAATATACAAAGAGTTTGATTTTGTACATATTTGCGTAGCTGGCGACACTTTAACCGAAATTGACACTTATGCGTTGCAAAACCATAAGCAGCGATTCCCTATTCAATGGGCTAATTACATGAATAGACAAGGAGCGCACGATGAGGAAGTTGTTGGCACACCTGTGTCAGAATGGCCTTTGGTATCAAAAAGCCAGGCTGAAGAACTACGGGCAATGAAGTTTTTTACCGTAGAATCTATTGCAAGTGCATCTGACCAGCAGTTACAACGCATGGGAATGGCGGCAGGAATGTCACCTTATGCGTTCCGTGATAAAGCAAAGGCATTTTTAAATCTAGCAACAACTTCAGCAGAAACAGACAAGCGTGAAAGTGAAATCAACAGCTTAAAAGAAGAACTTGCCAAAAAAGAGCAAGAAACTGCTAAAATAAAGGCTGAAACAGATGCGAAGCTCGCCCAAATGCAGGATCAAATGGCAGCTATACTTGCCGCTGTCGGTGAAAAGAAACCCCGTAAATCTAAAACGGTAGCCACAGAGGAAGCTTAATATGTCATCAACGATGCTCCAATTAGTAAATCAAGTTCAATCTGAGCTTAATTTAGCTATTACCCCTAATGTGGCAGGAAATCCTAGCCAGGATACGCAACAAATCTTGGCTTTGATGAACCGTGCTGGCTATGACCTTGTTAAAGAACATAATTGGCAGGCATTGGAGTTGGAGTATCGTTTTTACACTACAGCAATAACCACAACTTGCGATACCGTTGCCAATACTTATACTTTACGAAATGTTGCCAATACCACAGGTTTAGATAACAACTATTCAATTGTTGGCACAGCTATCCCACAGGATACTTATGTCAATTCAGTTTCAGGATCAACCGTAACGGCATCTCAATTAGCATCTTCTACAAGCGTTGGCGGTTCTGTAACATTTAGTAGAACAAAGTATCCTTTACCTGATGATTATGAAACTGTTACAGATAATACTCATTGGGATAAGACAAAACATTGGCAAATGCTTGGCCCAGTAGATGCACAGCAATGGCAATGGCTTAAATCAGGCTATATTTCAACAGGCCCTAGGGTTCGTTGGCGTATTCTTGGCAATGAGTTTCAGATTTGGCCACCATATAACACCCAAGAATATTTAGGCTTTGAGTACCGATCTAAAGGTTGGGTCAGAAGTGCAAATAATCAAGTAAAGAACAGCTTTACAAATGATGACGATACTTCTGTGTTGGATGACACCATTATTGTTTTGGCAACAAAACTTAAATACTTCCAAATTAAGTCGTTTGATACAACTGCATTAAGTGCAGATTATCAGCGTTATTTAAGTATTGCCAAGGCTAACGATAAAGGCTCTGCTACCCTGTCATTTGCTCCGCAACCTAGCGCAGTCTTGATTGGTTGGGCAAATATCCCTGATACTGGTTATGGTTCTTAATCATGGCAGTACAAGCTAGAGCGGCTTTAACTGCATCACTACCATCGCCTATTGGCGGTTGGAACGCTAGGGATTCTGTTGCCCAAATGCCGCCTACTGATGCGGTCAGTTTAACCAATTTATATCCTACTCCTACTGATGTTCAGTTAAGAAAAGGGTACTCTAAAAAGTCTATTGGTATTACAGGCAAAGTTAATACATTGATGAACTATGCTGGTGCAAATACCCAAAAGCTATTTGCCTCTGCTGGTACAGCCATTTATAACTGCGATACCACTACAGCTACCAATGTTTTTACAGTTAGTAATGACAAGTTTCAATATGTCAATATAACCAATGCTGGCGGTAATTTTTTAGTGGCTTGTAATGGTACAGACCCTACCTTGATCTATAACGGAACTAACTGGATCAAGATGGCTACGACTACAACAGCCTCTGCAATTAGTTCTATTACCCGTGCTGGAACGCTTGCCACAATGACAACCAGCACTCCTCATGGGTTAGCCACAGGCAATCAAATAACCATCTCTGGCAACCTTCCTACGGCTTTTAACGGCACTTATATTGTTACAGTAACAGGCGCAAGCACCCTTACCTATGTAATGGCTAGCACCCCTGCTACTGATGCCTTAACTATTGGTAGTTATTTAATTACTTTTGGCGTAACTGGAGTAAATTCCAATACATTTATTAATGTAAACCTATTTAAAAACCGCCTATATTTCACAGAAAAAAATACTTTAAAAGTATGGTATTTACCTGTTAATGCTTTAGGCGGTGCAGCTTCCCCATTGGATTTTGGTGGTATAGCTCGCAATGGTGGCTTTTTGCAAGGCATGGCTACCTGGACTATTGACGCTGGACAAGGCGTAGACGATTATGCAGTCTTTGTCACCAATATGGGTGAAACCATTGTTTATAACGGCACAGACCCATCAAATGCTGATACATGGGCTTTAAAAGGGGTATGGCAATTAGGTTATATATTTAGCAGAAGATGCTTTTATAAATGGGGTGGCGATGTGTTATTGCTTACCCAAGATGGTTTAGTGCCTTTAGCTTCTGCTCTGCAATCTAGCCGTTTAGACCCTAGAATTAACCTTACCGATAAGATTTTCTTTGCAATTTCTCAAGCGGCAGATGCTTATTCAAATGAATTTGGCTGGCAGGTCATTTATTATGCCAAGCCCAATATGCTGATTATTAACATTCCTGACACTTCAGGCGCTCAGCAGTATGTAATGCACACAATCAGCAAGGCTTGGTGTAACTTTACAGGCATCAATACGACCTGTTTTGAGCTACATAACGATGATATTTACTTTGGTGGTAATGGCTTTGTGGGTAAGTTTTTTGATACTAACGCTGATGACAGCGCCCAAATATCAGCTACTTGCCAACAAGCATATAGCTATTTTGAGAATCCAGGTCAACAAAAGCGTTTTACTATGGTTCGCCCTACATTTTTAGTGGATGTAGGCTCACCTGGTATTTATGCTGGTATTAATACTGACTTTCAAACCCAAAATAACCTTGGAAAAGTCACTTTTGTGCAAACCCCAACCACTACAGCAGTTTGGGGAACAGCCAAATGGGATCAAGATGTATTTGCTGGAAACCTAGTTATTTCTCGCCAATGGCAAGGGGTTACAGGGTTAGGTTACGCTGGCGGTATTAACTTAAATATGGTTTCTGCTGGAATTGATGTGCATTGGGTATCTACAGATTATGTTATGGAAAGAGGTTCTGTCATTTAATGAGAAAAGTTACTACCGAAAATCAGCAATATATGGGTGATTGGCTAGTAAGAATGATGAATCACCCTTTACCTGAAGAAACGGTGTGTATTGGTCAAGAAATAGACGGGAATTTAGTGGCAGTAGTGGGATATTGCAGTTTTATGCCAAAAGCGGTGCAAATGCACATAGCTGCGGTGGATGAAGTAAATTGGATGAATCGAGATTTATTGTGGGCGACTTTTGACTATCCCTTTAATAAACTAGGAGTTAGCGTTATACTAGGTCAAGTTTGTGCAGATAATGAATCTGCCCTAAAACTAAACCGACACCTTGGTTTTAAAGTAATAGCTGAAATTCCTGATGCTCACATGGATGGTGATTTAGTGATTATGGCTATGAGGCGTGAAGATTGTCGATTTCTCGACATTAAATGCCCTTTAAGAACAGCAAGAGGAGAATGACATGGGTGGTGGTGGATTTTTAGGATTAGGGCCTGCGCCAAGTGCGCCAGCCGCACCTGATTACAGAGGGGCAGCGCAAGAAACCGCAGCAGGGAATTTAGCCGCTGCTCAAGCTGCTGCCGCTGCCAATCGTGTAAACCAAGTAACTCCTTACGGCAACTTAAATTACACACAAACTAAGGATGCAGACGGCAACCCTGTATGGACTGCTACTACATCTCTTAGTAATGTTGGACAGCAACTTTTAAATAATCAAAATCAATCTGCTTTAGGTTTGGGTAGCACTACAAATGCTGCATTGCAAGATGTGCAAAATACAATGGGTCAGCCATTTAACCCTAATTTGCCAGCATTGCAATCCAACCTTGCAACACCTACTTACAATCAAGTAGGACAAGGGCCACAATTTAGCCAAATGGGTAGCAATCCCCAGTTACAGACTAAAGTTGGTGGCACGGGCATGGAAGGTTGGGATGCTGCAACTGCATTAATTAATCAGCGTTTACAGCCACAGATTCAACAAAGTGAAGAACGATTACAAGCCCAATTAGCCAATCAAGGTATTGTGCCTGGCACAGAAGCCTATAACCGTGCCATGACGCAACAAGGTCAAAGAACTAATGATTTACTTACACAAGCACAGCTACAAGGTGCAAATGTGCAGAATCAAATGTTTAATCAAAATGTGGCTGCTGGTCAATTTGGTAATCAAGCTTTAAATCAAATGAACGCCAATCAATTGGCTAATCTTGGATTTAACAATGCTACAAACCAACAAGGATTTGCAAACCAATTAGCTGGCACACAAATGAATAATGCTGCGTTAGCACAAGGTTTTGCTAATCAAGCTACAAATGCTGGCATAACTAATGCTGCAAATCAGCAAGCTTATAACCAGGCTATGACTAATTACAATATGCCGCTTAATACATTAAGTGCATTGCGTACTGGCGCACAAGTTCAAAATCCATCGTTTGTTAATGTGCCGCAACAAGCTACAACAAGCGGTGCTGATATATTGGGTGCTACTCAAATGGGTTACAACGCTCAAATGGGTGACTTTAATGCTAAACAAGCAGCTCAACAAAATTTAAATAGTGGAATATTTCAACTTGGCGGTGCTGCAATTATGGCTTCCGACATTCGCATGAAAGAAAACATTGAGCCAATTGGTGTTGCTAAAAATGGTTTGACTATTTACAAATATGAATACAAGCCTGAATTTAAAGATCATGAATTAGCTGGGCATGGCGTTCATTATGGATATATGGCGCAAGAAGTTGAGCAAGTGTTCCCTTATGCAGTTCGTACACTTAATGACGGCTACAAAGTTGTTAATTATGGAGTGTTAAATGGATAACAATTACTACACTAATGTAAACCCTTATATGCAGCCAATAAACCCGCAAGAACAGCAAGGGTTAATGCCTGTTTTTCAAAATATTGCATCACAGCAAGCAGCACAAAATGCGGCAATGCAGCAAGGTCAAGCACTAACTCAAGCCGCTGGACAAACAAATCAAGGCGGTGGAAGTAATCCAATGGCTATGGCAGCAATGTTGCGTAAAAAAGACCCAAACAAGCCTGCGTCTGTGACAGATTACAGCCAACCTATGCCAAACATGGATTTAGCATACGATCAGGCAGGATTTTAATATGGCAAATGAATATAACTTAGGTCAACTTGGCACTTTAACTCCTGAAGATTATGCCCAGCAACAGTCATTAAATCGTCAACAACAAATGGCGCAATTGCTGCTGCAACAAGGTGTGCAACAGCCACAAGGCCAAATGGTCAGCGGTCGCTATGTGCCTACATCATTTTTCCAAAACTTAGTCCCTTTAGCTAATTTAGCTGCATCTCAATATATTGGAAATAAAGCCGATACAGAAGCCGCTAAATTGGCAGAAAGAATCCGTCAAGGAAAAGCTACCGCTGAAGAAAAGATTACTAATTTAACGCTTGGCACTCCTGATGTTGCTACTGAATTGGCTGGCCCTTACGCTGGCAAAGTTCCAATGCCTGTTGCAGTTAAAGAAGGAACTAAGCCCGATCTAGCAGCCGCTTTAAAAGCAATTAATGATCCTTATTCTTATGGTGCAGGCAAAGACTTAAAGCCTTTGATTTATAAGCAATTAATGCCTGAGCCTACGCCTGAAGAAAAACGCTACAGAGCTGCTATTGCTGATGGTAGCTTCAAAGGTGGTTTCAATGCCTTCTTGAATCAAATGAGCGAAAAAGATAAAGCTAGTATTGCTATTGATAGAGCTAGATTAGGTATTGCACAGCAAGAGTTGGCATTTAATACAGGCATGGGAATGGGTGGCGGTCAAGGCGGTGGCGGCGGCCAAGTAAATATGGGCGTTCAAAATAACAATCAATTTGCGCCTAAAATTGTTGAGCAATATCAATATAACCCTGCATTAACTGGTAAACAAAACCAAGAACAAGCCGGTAAGTTTTATGAAAATTTACAAAAAAACACAACTAATGCTAAAGACAGTTTTGATTTGATGAAATCAGCAGGAACTCTTCTGTCATCTAACGCACCTAGTTCAGGTCTTATTTCTAATACATTAACAACCGTAGGCGAAGCACTTAATTTGCCTTTTGGCGCTAGAAAACAAGAATCAGAAGCAGACGCACAATTAAAAATGCTTTCAGGTGCTTTAACTATGAAACAGCCACGCTTTGAAGGCCCACAAGGTGTTCTTGATGTGACTTTGTACCAAAAATTAGCTGGCGATTTAGGAAACGCAAATATACCTGTTGAATCTCGTTTAGCAACCATGAAACAAATGGTTGATTTGCAAAAGAAATATTATCCAGGTGGTGATTGGGATTCCATCCAAACTAAATTAGATTCAGCTAGTAAAGTTTCATTAGGCGCTGCTCAACCTATGTATGCAACTAATCCGCAAACTGGGGCAAGAATTATGTCTAACGATGGTGGTAAAACTTGGAATCCAGCGAGATAAATTATGGCGCTTCCTGAAGGTTTTATATTAGAACAACAAACAAGCCTACCTAAAGGTTTTGTTTTAGACGCGGATAATACCCCAAACAGGGGTACACCTATCTATAGCGATGTGCCTACGGTAGCTGGCGCAAAACCTAATATTGTAGGTTACGAACAAGCTTCTGTTGCCAAGCCCGTAACAATGATGGATAGAGTTAAGGCTTTGTATGAAGTGCCTACAGCAATTGCTTATGGCGCAGTTAAAGAGCCTTTATCAATGGTTTATGGTCTTGGAGCAAGTGCTTTAGAAAGTGCAATACAAGGCAAAATGCCTACCGCTGAATCTAGGGATGCGTACTATAGACAAGCAAAACAATTTGCACCATATCAACCATCATCCCCTGTTTCAATGAATGCTTTGGAGTCTATTGGTGGCGCATTACAAGAAGCAAGAATACCCCCATATGTAGGTAATATTGGAATGATCCCAAGCTTTGCCCAAAAAGCGCAAAATGTAAGACCTGTCGTACAAGAATCAGTAATCCCAGCGGCTAATAAAATGGCTGGCGCATTGCGTAATGAAGGGCAAATGATTCAAGAGGCAGTACAACCTATTACTAATCGTGTTTCACAAACAATTGAACCTGCTGTTGCTAAAGTGGCTAATGCCCTGCGTAGAGAGCCAACTATGTCAGGCGTAGGCGCTGCTGAAGTCCCTGAAGCTGTTACTAGGGTGCAAATGGCAAACCAGTTAAGAGTGCCTGTAAAACTAAGTAAAGGTATGGCAGAGCGTGATTTAGCTACGCAACAATTTGAAGCTGAAACTGCTAAGTTATACCCTGAAACCATTGGAAAGCCATTAATTATCAATAAAGCGCAAGCTAATGATGATATTTTGAAAAACTTTGATGCTTATGTAGATGCTACAGGCAAAGAAACTTTTGGATTGCGTGAAACAGGTAAAGTTGTAGATGCTGCGTTGGTTCAACAAGCTAATAAAGCTAAAACTGACATTAACGCAGCTTACAAAACAGCTAGAGAATCTGGTGAAATGCAACAGCCTGTAGATTACACAGGAATTACTCAGTACATTGAAAAGCAAACTCCTACTGTAAGAGCTAAATTAGCTCCAATTCTTGATGCTGTAGATGAACAAATCAAGTTAAATGATGTTGAAAAAACAGGCAAAATTTCAATTAATCAACTTGAGGATGTTTACCAGTTTATTAATAAAAATTATGACCCTAGCGATGCTGTAGGCATGATGCACGCTAGTGAAATGAAAAAGTTAATTAATGCGGCTACTCAAGATAAAGGTGGCGAACTCTATCAAAAAGCTAGAGGCTTAAGAACTGCTTATTCTAGGCAGTTTGAAGATATTGGTGCTATTGATAAATTATTGCGTACCAAAAAAGACACTACAGATAGAGCCGTAGCTTTTGAAGATGTATTTAAACATTCAATTTTAGATGGCTCAAAAGATGATGTGGCCTCTATTGGATTAGCCCTTAAAAAAGGCGGTGCTGATGGTCAACAGGCATGGAAAGAGTTACAGGGCCAAACCATTCAACACATTAAAGACAAGGTTACATCGTCTATTGATGTGGATTCTTTTGGCAATCCCGTAGTTTCTCCTGCTAAATTCAAATCTGCTATTAAAGAGTTAGACCAAGACGGTAAGTTAGATTACATCTTTGGCAAAAAAGGCGCTGAAGAAGTTAGAAATTTATACGAAACTACTTTGAATGTAAATGCTCCGCTAAAAGGCGCAGTTAATTATTCAAATACATCTAGCGCATTAATGAAAGCATTAGATGGTATTTCCATGTTCCCAGTAGCAAAAGTAATTGGTGTAAAACAAGGAATTCAAAAAATTAAAGAATCAGGAATGAAAAAACAAGTTGAAGAATCTGTTAATTATCAGCCTGAAAACATGGCCGATGCTTTACGAAAAGGAAATAAATAATGCCACGCTCAAGCGGAACTTACACCCTACCAGCAGGTAATCCCGTTGTTACAGGTACTACCATTACATCTACCTGGGCGAATACTACATTTAGCGATGTAGCCACAGCTTTAACTGGCTCTGTTGCTACTGACGGTACATCGCCTATGACAGGCATTTTGCAGATGGGTAACAATAAGATTACAGGCGTTGCCGATGGTACTGCAAGCTCAGATGTAGCTACAGTAAATCAAATTTCTAATCCTACAATTACTGGCGGTACTATTGATGGCGCACCTATTGGTGCTGCTAACCCTAAAAATGGTGCTTTTTTAGCACTTACAGCTAATTCTGCTGCTTTTTCAGGTGTTTCTACAGGTGCTACAGTAACTCCTTCTTCTGACAATTCTACAAAGCTCGCTACTACAGCATTTGTGCAATCCGCAATTAGCGCAATATCTTCAGGCGTTACAACCTTTAACACTCGATCAGGAAATGTTACTTTAATTTCTGCTGATGTCACTACAGCTTTAGGGTATACCCCATATAACTCTGGTGGTGCTACTGTTATTACTACAAGCAACATTGGTACTTATGCTCCTACATTAACTGGTACAGGTGCTATTGGTACTTGGGGAATATCTATTAGTGGTAATGCCGCTACAGCTTCTACGGCAACTAATGCTACAAACGCAACTAACGCAAGCACCGTTACTAATGGTGTATATACAGTAGGCGCACAAAGTATTGCTGGAAGCAAAACATTTACCGACACAATGTACATTGGTGCTAATACTTTATGCCCTATTGTTCAAACAAGTTCAGGGGTTATTTCATTAGGCGCTAATTTAGTTTCTAATGTTTCTTACACAGTTCCTCAAAATGATGGTGTAGCCAATTTAGGATTTTCTGGGCTAAGATGGGCGCAAGTATATGCAGCTAACGGCACTATTAATACTTCTGATGCAAATGCAAAACAACAAATTGCAGACTTTACTGCCGCTGAAATTGCAGTAGGTAAAAGATTGCGTGGTTTATTTAAGACTTACAAAATGAATGAAGCCGTAGAAAGAAAGGGTTCTGCTGCCCGTATTCATGCTGGCGTAATGGCTCAAGCAGTATTTGATGCTTTTGCGGCAGAAGGTCTTGATGCCAATAAATATTCTGTCTATTGCGTAGATACTTGGATTGATAAAAACGGTGTAAGCCAAACAACTTGCGGTATTCGTTACGATGAACTTTATGCCTTTATTTTAGGTTCACTATAAAAAAACGGGATTTAATATGTCTTTTGAAATTGATCCTGTTAAATACGGACAGCTTTGGGAAAAAGTCGACCAGCTTACGGTTAAAGTAGACAAGCTAGAAGAAGGCATGGAAGAGCTTTTAGCTTTAGCCAATAAAGGCAGGGGTGGGTTTTGGGTTGGAATGATGGTTGTATCAGGCATTAGTTCTGTTGTAGGCTTTATTGCACATTGGTTTAGCGCAAAATGATTTTAGAAACTATTATTGGTGCTTTAGTACCTGTAGGCATAGACGGAATTAAAAGCCTTATTGGAATGATTACGGGTGGTGTTAAACCTATTTCTGTTGATGAGCAAATCAAACTAGATACAAACGAAATAAATAAACTACAAGCCATTGCACAATTAGATAACCCTTACGGTACACCTAGCCAATGGGTTATTGATCTAAGAGCATCCAGCCGTTATTTAGGGGCATTGTTTGTCATTGTCGTAGGTATTGGTACATTGTTTTTATCTGTTACCCCTGAAATTCAAAGAATTGGCATAGAAGCAGCCAATATTGCATTTGGTTTTTTATTTGGCACTCGCATTATGGCTAACCTTAAAAAATGACGCTTCAACAGCTTGACAGGTTGGGTTTAGACTATAAATGGCTCGATCCCTTAAACGAAACTTTTAAAAAATACGATATTTCAACGCCAAAGCGTCAAGCAGCGTTTATTGGCCAATGCGCCCATGAATCTGGCAATTTTAAGATTTTGCAAGAAAACTTAAATTACAGCGCAGAAGGGCTAATGAAAACATGGCCTAGCCGTTTTCCTACAAAAGAAATAGCCGAACAATATGCCAGGCAACCAGCCAAAATAGCAGGTAAAGTTTATAACGGCAGATTAGGCAACACCAGCGAAGAAGAAGCTGCTAAGTATTTAGGCAGGGGTCTTATCCAACTTACAGGAAAAGAAAACTATGAACATTGCGGATTGGGTATTGGTGCTGATCTTCTTGCTGACCCTATTCTATTGTTGGATGCACGATACGCTTGCCTTTCCGCAGGCTGGTTTTGGAATAAAAAAGGATTAAACGCTTATGCCGATTCAAGCGACTATGAAACCATGACTAAGCGTATCAATGGTGGCCTTATTGGTCTAGATGACAGAATTGCTAAAATTAAAAAAGCCCTTAATACCGTAGAATAATTATTAAAAGTACAAAACAAAGACCAATAATATAAGCAACATTGCACCAATATTCAAAACGCAGCTTGTAAGGATCACCAATAAGCCATTTTTGTATTTCTAGCATATCAGGGTCGTGCTCTACATATCTAGGTTTTAATGGGTTTTCTTCATACCTAGAACCAATTAATACTTTGCCGTTGTTTAAAAAATTATTCATTTTATTAAATACCATTCCCTTTCTTGGCGATTAGTGTCGCTTTTGACAGTTTTGCCAGTTAAGCTAATAACCCCAGCTTTTTCCAATTCATTTAATCTTCTAGACACCTGGCTAGGATCAAGTCCTGATCTTTGGGCAATGATTGTTTTGCCTGCTGGAGTATCTAATGCCCCTATGATTAAAGAATGATGAACCGATGGCTTCATAGATTCTGCTGCCAGATGCGAAGTATACGGGTCTGTATTCCTGGCTAATGCAGTAAAGTTAAACTCATAATTTTCGTTCATTGCAATACCCTCACAGTAGGCGGTACTGGTGGACTAAGTGGCACGGTGTATAAAGTAGTGCCTACTACATTTGTAGTCACGCCATTAGGAGTTTGAATAATGACCTGATTAGGGTACAAAGTAGCAGTTTGGGTAGTTACCCCCATCGGGTTCACAAACTGCGCTGTATTGCCCTGTATTTGAACCGTACCCACATTGTTACCACGGGCATCAGTCATTTGTAATGTTTGTGCTTTAGCTGGTATGCCGTAAGCAAACATTGCGCCCAATACTGCACCTAATAAACAAGCTCCAAGAAAATCCTTCATATTATCTCTGCCTTTCTGAATAGGCTTCTTCAGCCTGTTTTACAAACGCATCAGGATTAAGTGCTTGGATCATTTCCCATACGCTAGTCTTAGTGTCGCAGGTGCATACATCTTCTATGTCAATGCCGCCTACATGACCCAAGCTGGGTTCATCGGGGTCTGCTGACCCGTATATATCAAGGTATGTATCACCGCAGTACATTGAAAATAAATAATTGCTCATGTCTATCTCACCTTTAAAGGTAGCCCCCGAAGGGGCTGGTTATTATTTAGTAATTTTAAAGTTAGGGTGCTTAAACAAATCAACCATTCGCAAAATTTCTTCAAACGATAAATCAGGGCAAATTTCTTTGATTTCGTTGTACATAGATTGTGTAATTGTCCAACCGTCTTTTGTAATGTATTCCATTTTGTTGCTCCTTTTTCTATATCACTCCCCAATGGAGTAATACTAGTTTATTAAGCCACCTTAACTAGGTCAACACATTTATTCTAAGGAAAACCCTAAGTTGCAAAAAAGATACAGGGCAGTATTTGGCAGTTACTAGCCGTTAGGTGGAAAGCCGCAAAAACCCTAACTTACTGCATCCTACTATGGCGGCTTAACGCCCTAAAAAGTTGGGGTACTCACAAGCCTGTATGTGAAGCATTTTTGCTTTCCCCCGTTCCCGTGAAGGAAACTAGATATTGTTCTTGATCTGATAGACCCGTAACAAATGCTGGAAGCACTCCCAACTTTTTTGAAGCTGGGGTTCTTCTACTTCTATTAATTTTACTTGATTAGTCGTTCCATTAACAAATACGATGGCACAGCGAGCAGTAGGCAAGCCTAGTCCTTCACGGTAGGCCGCTAACTGCATTTCATGTTCAAAATATACATCAACTTTATCAAGGTCGGTGTCTTTTGTTTTGAAGTCCACAATGAATCCAGTACCCTGGCCGTTGATTGGTTTAGCCATGAGGTCGCACTTCCCCCCAAATCCCAAACAATGAGCAAATGAGCGTTCACTCAGCCAAGGCTGATCTCCAAAAGCACCTTTAAGAGTGCTGTCAATTGCATCAAGATACGCTGGCTTTTCAGGCATATACACTTGGTCAAAATAGCTTTCAATTACCGCATGAATAGCCGTACCACGCTCTGCTGCATCCCTGCCAGTAGCACGACTATCTTGCATTACCCGTTTTAACCATTCCTGTTCGGGTTCGTTAGTTTCCCTAGGTAGCGTTAATGCAGCTAAAAGGACTTGTTGTTGCTTCCATAAATCAAGCCCTGCACTCGATAGCTGTCGGATAATTCCCGTAGTACTTGGCAGAAGTCCGAGTTTCCGTGCATCCCGTAGCGTTGTTGGTCGCTCGCCAGTTTTGCCGATAGTTGTATAGGCTGGAGTGCCTTCCCGTGTATACCAGTGACCATTTTCTTGTACCTTTTCAATAATTAGCATAATCAGAAGGGAATATCGTCAAGGTTAGTATCTTCAGCTTTTGGCTCATTGGCTTCACGCTGCTTTTGACCACGCCATTCACTACTTTCTGTAATCTTTTCTTTGTAGTATTTTGGCAACGCATCATATTTAGCTTGGTCAAACTCAGCTAACCAAAAATGATTTATAGGGTTAATGCCTTCAGGCTGGACATTACGCAATGCTGACGGGACTGGACTAATGCCGCTAATGTTGGCGTATTTGCCATCTTCTGAATGGGTAATGTTGACCATGCAAAACTTGCCCAGCAAACCTTTGAGGTCAAAGTTTTTACGATCTTCTGCGGTCATCTTTTTATTAGACCAAGATTCTAAGTCTTGACGCAATCGAGCCTGATCCCCAAGGCTAACTGTATAACGCTTGGATACAATCAAAGGTTTACCGTCATCCGTTTTTAATGGTTGCCCTGCATCGTCATCACCATGCAATTCCCAAGTCAATACAACTTTGTGCATGATCTTGGTTTCGCCAGCCCATTCGGTAGCCTGGTGGCCTAAGTCAATACAGCTATAAAGTCTAGCCATGTGCAAGCCTGCTGGGGCTATCTTAAATTCTTTTGATGTGTCTGAAATAATCATTTTTTGCTCCAAATTGTAGGAAATGTATTTAAAGGATTGCCA